TATGGTAATTTGTTCAAAGGAACTGCGTCCTCCGGTCTTGGAGGAAACACAGGTACTCCAGGCAAGAAGCCTAATGTGGCGAAGATGACCACTGAGGAGTACATGGAAGCCCGCAAGAAAGACCCAGCTTCTATTGGGCTCAAGTAACTGGGGAGACTAAAATCACTCCTCAAACCACAGGTAAAATTATGAACCTTTTTATGGCTGTGTATGACAATAGCGTTGATCCATTTATCCCAGAACAGTGGGCGAATGAGTCAATCGCTATCTTGCTTGAAAACATGGTGGCGGCTAATCTTGTTCATCGTGATTTTGAGATGGAGTTCCAGCGTTTCGGTGATGTTGTCAACACCCGTAAGCCGCGTGAGTTCAGCGCGAAGCGTAAAGGCGTTAATGATGATGTGACTGTTCAGGCTGCGGCGGCTGATAATGTTGCAGTGACATTGAATCAGCACGTCCATGTTAGTTTTCTGATTCGAGATGGCGAGGAAACGAAGTCCTTTAAGGATTTGGTTACTGAGTTCTTGCGTCCGGCCTCGATTGCGATGGCGCGCGCTGTCGATCAGATTGTTTTGGGTCAGGTCTACCAGTTTCTTGAGAACAGCGCTGGGTCGCTTGGTGGTCTTACGACCTCGAACGGCCCGACATTCATCACCGATACTCGGAAGGTGATGAACAACAATAAGGTGCCGATGGATGGGCGCCAACTGATTCTGACTAGTAATGCGGAAAGCAAACTCCTTCAGAACGCTATCTTCATCCAGGCCAATACGGTCGGGGATCAAGGTGGTGCGATGGCGGAAGCTACGCTTGGTCGGAAGTTTGGGTTCGACCTTTGGTTGGACCAAAATATGTCTTCGATACCTTCTCAGACTGTATTGACTTTGACAATCAATAATGGAAATATCGCCGCGGGATCGACTGTGCTTACAGTTGACGACACTGGTGATACACCGACTGATCCTGGTCGCTGGATCACGATCAGAGGCATTCCTTATCATACGGTTGATTCGGGTGCGACCAGTTTGACGTTGGAATACGGTCTTCGTGAGGCTATTGTAGACGGAGACCCAGTCTACGTCTATGCCGGCACAACTATCACTGAGCCGTATGATGTGGGTTACTCGAAAGAGTTGGACGTTGCAAGCGCTGCTGGCGTTACAGTTGGTCAGCTTGTCACGATCGGCGTTGCGGCCACTGCTGGCCGAGACATCCGTTACACTGTTATTGCGAAGAATGAGACTGGAACGGATACCGTCACTTTGGATCGTCCTCTTGAGCAGGCTGTTCTTGACAATGCCGTTCTGAATTTTGGCCCGTCCGGAGACTATAACTGGGCGTTCCACCGTAATGCTGTCTCGTTGGTTATTCGGCCTTTGGCTATGCCGCGAGCTGGCACTGGTGCTTTGTCTGGTTTGGCTAATTTCAATGGCGTTGCTATGCGGACCACGATTACCTATAACGGCTTGCAGCAGGGTCATCTTGTGACCTTGGACTTCCTGGCCGGTATCAAGGTTCTCGATGATCCGCTTGGTGCCGTTATGTTGAGTTGATTTCCAAAATCAAACTCCGGGCTGCTAAGCAGCCCGGAGTTTTCTTTACGATGGAGGAGATCAATGACGATCATTGAAAATGTCCAAAAACTTGCAGAATCACAAGCTGTTCAGACTGAAATTTTAGGGCGTCTTGAAGGTGGCCTCAAAGAAGTTAAAGATCATTTGATCGGAAAACCAGCCGGTCGTCCTGGCATAATTACCAGAGTTGATCGTCTAGAAGTTTGTGATCGGATGAAAAACAAAGTTCTTTATCTTCTCGGTGGTGCAGTTGTTGGTGGTATTGCTAGCTGGTTGAGTAACAAGCTATGAATCGTCTTCGCTTCATCTCTCAGGTTCTCTATAGATTAAAGCGCCGTTACGGCGAGCTAGTGATAATCTATTACCGCACTAGCAGCACAACTAATCTTGAGACGGGAGAGAAAAGCGTCATTGCAGAACTGAAACAAGTTCTTAGAGCAATTGTCCTCCCCTCAAAGATTCATAGAGAGTTTGTCTACGATCTGACGTTCATTGCTAGCAACAAAGCTTTTACTTACGGCGGTCACTTCGATACAACTGAGAGAAGTTTTATTTTTGATAGAAAAGATCTTCCTGATTTTGAAATCAAAGTTGGGATGTATCTGCGGTTCTCTGGTCATCGTTATGACATTAAGCAGGTTGAAGAGTTTGAATCTTCTACAGCTTATTTTGTGATCGCAAAGCAAGCTATTGAAGCTGATTCTCTTCACGCTATTCATGCATCTGCGTTCTCTGATCCTGAATTTGTCTCAGAAGTATTAGGGCCGAAGGAAGCTTTGGCTGCTGCTTCTTCTGTTTTTGACTTTGAGTCTGAAGCAGGAGGCACTCTATGAGTACATTAAATTCTAAATGGCCCGTTTGGTCGTTTGCTTCGTTTGCCAAGCATTTCGACACTAACAAACAGTCTGTCTTTTTGTATGTCGACGGAACAGATCGAGATACAGCAGACTTAAAAGATTTTGCTGAATTTCGGTTGGACGGGCCGAGGATCAAACAGATCAGCAGACGAGACTGGCATCTTGAAGTTACTGTTAACATCCTTGTTCAATCAACAATGGATGATAGCGACGCCTATAAGCTTCAGAGAACTGTAGGCATAATGGTAGCGGCTTTCACGCCCACTATTATAGGTTATGAGTATGGGGACAGCGGGAATGAGTTCGCCTGCTTCCAGCTGCTAGGAGGAAGTGGAAATATTTTAGGTTTTGATGTTAGAATCAATAATTTTGGTATTATTGATGACACTGTAAGGAAGATGCAAGCAACAGTTGAAGGCCGCTATCGGGCGGAACTTGTAATATAGGAGCCATCATGGCACGCATTGATCTGAAGAACGCAACGATACGTCTCATTGATGGCTACTCGAATACCGCAGCCGTCGATGATACTCCTGTAAATGACGATACAGATTTGGATATTGATACTGTAGCAACTCCCGGTATCGTTGATCTTGGAACTAGATTTACAATCATTGGATCAACGAGAACTTATTATGTCACCGATTATGATGCTAATGAACATCAATTGGTGACTGTGGATGCGACCAGTGGTCAGTTCAAACTGCAATTCACTGGTTCCGTAGCCGCTCCCATTTCAGTTCAAACCACAGTTGATATTGCGGAAGATGCTGCGGCTTCAGTGGTTCAGAGCGCTCTTGAAGGATTGGCAGCAATTGAGCCTGGCGATGTAGTTGTTACTGGTTCGGCAGGTGGCCCTTTTACTGTTGAATTCACGGGCGCATATGCTAATATGGATATGGATGAAATGGTGGGTATTGATGGTACGACCCCTCTCGGGGGCGGCACCGGTATTACTGTAACCACGCCAATAGAAGGTGGAACACCTCACAACATCACTTTCACCCCCGCTCTTGCGACCGCTGACGGTATTCCTGCAGATGATGCAGTCATCACTTTTGCTGGCCGGACCCTTGAAGTCAATATCGGTTCTGGCAATCTGACCTATAGTGAAAAGAAAAATATGCTATATGAGCTTAATCGCGGTCGTCTCGACAGTGTGCGAGAAGGAGATGAAGCACCGGTCGAAGTCAGTATGGATTTCATTTGGGACTTCATTACCGCGATTGCTGGTTCGGGGACGCCTACTATTGAAGACGCTATGAAGAATCGTGGTGAAGCCGCTAGCTGGGATTCTTCTAGTTCCGATCTGTGTGAACCGTATGCTATTGACGTTGAGGTTGAATACGTTCCACCTTGTGGTGGAGTTCAACGAGAAATTATAACTCTACCTGATTTTCGTTACGAGTCTCTGGACCACAACATTACGGACGCTCAGGTTTCGGCGCAAGGTAAATGCAACGTGGTCGAAGCAACAGTGGTTCGGGCCGCGTAACTTAGGAGAAAAAGAATGGCACGTATTGACCTAAAAAATGCGACTATACGAATTTTGGATGGTTACACTGGAACTGCTGATGTTAATAACGGGCCTGGATATGCGGCTGATACTGTGACTATGACAATCAACAATGCTCCAGCGGCAAACATTCCTGTTGGTGCGGCATTTACGGTTGTGGGAAGCACGCTGATACACGTCGTAACTGCTCGCTCTGGTGGGCCGCCCAATACGAGTATTACTTTTACGCCCGGTCTTTCAGGTTCTGTGGCGAATGGTGCAGATATTGTGTTCATTGGCCGATCTCTTGAAGTTAATATCGGCAGTGGAAATTTGACTTATAGTGAAAAGAAAAATATGCTGTATGAACTTAATCGCGGCCGTCTAGACAGCGTGCGAGAAGGTGATGAAGCACCAGTTGAAGTCAGTATGGATTTCATTTGGGATTTTATCACAGCCATACCCAGTTCAGGGACACCTACAGTTGAAGATGTTTTTAAGAACCGCGGTGAAGCTTCTAGTTGGGAAAGTTCTTCGGCCGATCCGTGTGAACCGTATTCTGTCGATGTTATGGTTGAATATGTTCCACCCTGTAGTGGTGAAGCACCTGAAGTGATTACTTTGGTTGATTTCCGTTATGAATCTCTTGACCATAACATTACGGATGCTCAGGTTTCGGTGCAAGGCAAGTGTAATGTGGTTGAAGCGACTGTTTCGCGTTCTACATAATCATCAAACCTCCGAGGAAATTATGAAGTTGCATGGTCAAAAGATTGATGGGCCAAACGTCGAAATTATTGTTCTGCCACGCGGCAATGATAAGCCAGACATTATTTTTCGAGCGCAAGCTATTCTTGACTCGAAAGAGTTTGACAAACTATGCCCGGTCCCTGAACCTCCCGGAAGAATAATGAAGGGCGGGAAGAAGGAGTTGAACTTCAATGACTCTGCTTATCAAGCCGAAATGCGACGTTATGCTGATAAGCGTGTTGCATGGATGGTTTTGGAATCGCTGAAAGCCACGGAGGGCTTGGAGTGGGAGACGGTTACTCTTAACGATCACACTACATGGTTGAAGTATGAAGATGAATTAAAAGCAGCTGGTTTCAGTTATATTGAGGTTCAACGAATCCAGAATGGTGTGTTCACTGCTAACTGTTTGAATGAGGCGAAGGTCGAAGAGGCTCGCCAAAATTTTCTACATGGACTGACGGATCAGTCAAACGAATAATTTGGCCCAAGTTCAGGACAGAACTCTATGCCATCTGGAGTGCTTGTGAACGCTTCGGGTTCCGTCCGCCAGGATTTCCTGACGGCTGGGACGGTCTGACGGCATGGCAGCAAGCTCAACTATTAGCTTTTGATCAAACTGCTTCACATGATGATTCTGAAAATCAATTAGGAGCACAGTGATGCCAAAATTTACAGGCTCTCTTGCTCTTCTTCATTTAGACGAAGCAACACTACTGGCTGCTCTCGATGAGAAATTACGGAAGATTCTCATCGAGGGCACAGTAGAGTGGGTACGGACGGTTGCTGCTATAATTCCGAACTGGTCCGGTCAATCACGCGCTTCATTGAAGCCTATAGCGGATCTTGTTGATGTTCCAATCTTTGTAACAACTGTGCCAGAAGCGCCTAATAGACAGAAAGAAGGTGAAGCGCTTGGCTTTGGTGCTTTGATCCATGAACAAGGTATATACGCTTTTGAATGGCGCAGCAATGTTTTTTATCTGGCATATAATGAAGCTAACGATGCTAATCTCGTAGGGTTTCATCTTCATAATCCAGGGCCATATGAATCACAGAGGCAGGCTCAGCAGTCATTTTTCAGGACGATAAATCCAAAGCTCCGGGCTTTGGATTTTAATATCTCTTCTCACGTCAGAGTCATACGCAGGATTATAAGGTGAAAAATGGCTGACACCATCGGCTCGAAATTGGGCTTCGATGCAAATGATGCAATTTCAGCAATTTTGAGGCTGAAAAAAGCATTAGATAATTATAATGCAGCTTTAGAGAAGATTGCCGGCGGATCACAAGGTTTTAATTCTGCGCAAACCAAAGTTGATGATATTCTAAAACGGCTAGCTACCTCATCGGAGTTAGCTGCAGGCCAATTAAAATCTCTCGCCGCATCGCAAGATAAAGCTGCTGCATCAGCAACAAATCTCGCCGTAAAACAAGAAGAAGCAGCTAAATCTATACGAAAATCTAGCGCTGCGGCAACCTCTGAGGAGAGGGCTGAAGAAGCTTTACGAAATAAAGCTTTGTCCGGCGTGAGGCAGCGTTTTGATACAGAAAAAAGATCTCTTGATCTTTTAGCAAAACAAAGAGTGCAGGCGGCTCAAACGCCTTTTCAGCAAGCATTGGGTATAGACCCCAATCAGAAGGCTCAACTTTCTGGTGATGTTCTTTTTCGGGCTTCACAACAAAAGAATGCTCAGCAGTTAAGAGCTACTGAAGATGCCTTAAGAAGCGTTGCAGGAAGAGCTTCAGCTACAGGTGATGAGCTAGAAAAAGGTGCTGCTAAAGGGGCAGCAGGAGCAAATAGTCTTGAACTTAGTTGGCGCTCGGTTATTCGAGTATTCGGCATCCAGTTCGCCGCTCAAGCGGTATCATCTTTAGTTAATGCCTTTGTTGAAGGGGTTAGATCAGCACGTGAGTTTGAAATCAGTTTGGCTGAAATCCAAACTATCAGCAAAGAATTTCAGCAAACAGGCATAGAAAGTGTTGCTGCCGCTGTAACAGGTATAGCGGAAGAATTTGGTCGTCCTATTGAAGACGTCGCTAAAGGTTTGTATCAGACTTTAAGTAACCAGATTGGTAACGCTACTGAAAGTGTTCGTTTTCTTGGGCAGGCTGCGGAATTCAGCGTAGCTACCGTAACCAGTTTGTCGGAATCGGTCGATCTTCTCTCTGGCGTCCTGAACGCCTACGGTCTAACTGCGGCTAGCACACAAAGAATCAGTGATGTTTTATTCAAAACTATTGAGCTTGGTCGGGTGACGGGGGAAGAACTTAATGGCAGTATTGGACGGATCACTACGTCTTCTGCTCAATTAGGAATAAGTTTTGAAGAAGTTGCTTCAGCAATGGCTACCTTGACAATTCAAGGTGTAAAAGCCAGTGATGCTGCAACGCAAATTCTAAATGTCGAACTGAAACTTATTAAGCCAACAGACAATCTTAAAGCAGTCTACCGGGAGCTAGGTATTGCATCGGGTGAAGCCGGTATCGCTTTATTCGGTTTGCAGGGCTTTTTGGAGAAAATTACTGAGGTCGGGGGAGAATCTGCAACTGAGATTGCTGCACTGTTCAACCAGATACGCGGGACACGTGGTGTTATTGGCCTCACGGGAGAAGCTGTTAAAAAGGCTAATGAGAATCTTATCGAGATCACAAAATCTGCTGGTGCAACCAAAAAAGCATTTGACTTAATCAATCAAACCAATGCGCAGCAGTTGACTAAGCAGCTAGAGGGACTTAGAGCAGTATTAGTAAATGATATTGGTAGAAGCGCTATAAGTGTATTTTTGACATTAACTAACGCTATAGGTGGTGTTAAAGTTGCTATGGGTGCTTTGGCGGCTGCTATTGGTCTTGTTATATCTGGTGCTTTGTTAATTTTTCTTAGCCAAACGCTAAAAGCTGTTGTGTCATTAGGGTTTGCAACTGATGCTACTGCCTCAAAAATGCTTCTTTTATCTGGAGCGCTGACACTAGCTTTGCCTATTGCTGCGGGGGCAGCTGTTATCTCAATGTTAAAGATTAAGGACGCTACTAGGGATGCAGAAAAGACAATAGTTGATCTACAAAAAGCAGCTGATATTAGAATCAAACTGAAATTAGAATCAGCTTTGCCTGAGATTAAAAAAGAGCAGGAGGCTATAAAAGAGAATACTAGACTTATTATAGAAAGTCTTGCTGCCCGGATAAGAGCAATAGATGAAGAGCGCATAAGAAACATTCTCTCTAATGAGGAAGTTACAAAGAGTCTTGCAGAGAATGTAGGACATCGAAAAGATATTCTTAAAGATGGAATAGATGCTCTTAATAAGCTTATTGACGATACTAAAAATCGTAGTAAGAATGCAGCTGATACTGTTAAAGCTTTATTGAAAGATTTGGCAGAAGGTCGTTTTGAAAGAGCTGTGACAGGTGGCACTTTTAGACAAGAAGCAGCTGACAGACAATCAAGAATAAATAATTTGCTTGCAGAAGCTTTGTTCTTGGCTAAAGGCGATGCGGACCAACAAAAAAGAAGTCTAGAATTACTTGCAGACGCTAAGACTCAAGCTGAGAAGATATTAGCGATCGGACAGAACAGTGTACACAATGAAGAAGAGCGACGGAAAGCGGCAGCAATTCGTTTGCAGGGCGAGCAGGCGATAAATCAAGTAGGCCGGGCAGGGATTGCGATACAAAGAGAGCAGATTAAAGCTAATAAAGAACAAGCTGATGCTCTTCAAAAGACTAAAGATAAAGAAGAGACCCTTTTGCATTCTAGAGAAAAAGCTGAAAAAGTACAAACTGATATATCTACAACAGGGGACGAAATTGCAAAAGGGGTTGAAAATGCGACTAATAATATGATTACTTTTGGTGAACAAGCTACAGTTGCTAAAGCTAAAGTAGATGCCTCTTTTGCTGCTCTTGTAACTAATTTGACCCAAATAAAAAGCAGAGTAGGGCCTACTTTTGCAGAAAATTTAGCAACGGCAGCAGGTGCAGAGCCTCTAGCGGACCCGAAAGAGATTGTTCAAAAACAAATAGAGAATGTTCTAGCTCTTCGACCAAAGATACAAAAAGCTATTCAAGAAGGGGATCTTCAAGCTTTAGCAGGTTTCCAAAAACAATTAGAAGGCCAATCGGAACTTCTTAGACAACAAATTACTGAGAGAGGGTTAGGAGAAAAAATATCTAATGGGATTTTTGGTGGAACGCCAGAAGCTCTATTAAAATCTATTGATCTTTTAGGGAGAGAGATGGCGGATGCGGCTGTTGCACAAGGCAAACTCAATCAAGCCTCTGCTGTAAAAACTGACCTGAGCGGCAAAGTTGAAGCTTTAGGTAAGCTAGGACAAGCTGCTAAAGATAATAAAGATCCCATAGCTGGAATGGGTGCTGCTTTGGCTACGTTGGGCGCTAGTTCAAATCTTACTGGGGTCGGCTTAGATTTGATTGGGAAAGCTTCTGGGCCTGCTATTGCGGGCTTGCAAGGCGTTCAAAATGTTGTTAACACTTTCAGCACCTCCAACATTGTTCTAGAAGTTCAAAAAGCACTTGTTGCACTTCAAGAGTTAGCTGCAGCGCAAGCAGCTTCTGGGGGCGGAGGAACGGCTGCTCTAGCTCTTGGCGGCTTAGTTAGAAGATTTGCTATTGGTGGCTTTGCTCCTAGGGGCACGGATACTGTCCCTGCGATGTTGACGCCAGGAGAATTTGTTGTAAATGCTAGAGATAGTAAGCGATTCTTTTCGGAGCTAGTTGCAATCAACTCTGGCCGCAGACCGATCTTTCGTCAAGACGGCGGGGCCGTGAGTCAGTCCTTCGGTGATATTAACATCAATGTCCCTGATGGTCGTGGTCCTGTTGATGCCCGCGAGTTGGCGAAAGAACTCCGTCGTCAGTTGCGACGGAAAACAGCACGTCTGTAGGAGAGATCAATGAAACTTTTTAAGTGGCTTTGTGATCGTTTCGATATGGTCCTTGGGGCTAAGAATGAGATACGTGCTCAAGGCATGGTTAAGATTGAGCATATTAGGGGTGGGGAAAAGATTGGAGAATATCTATTTCCAAATGGCATCACGGATGAAGGTTTGAATCATATTCTGAATACTCAGTTTCATAATACAACTCAGGTTGCGACGTGGTACATTGGCTTGATTGACAATAGCGGCTTCAGTGCTCTAGCTGCAGGAGATACAGCCGCACAGATCAATGGTACAAACGGATGGGACGAACTGAGCGAATATGACGAAGCTACCCGACCGGCTTGGACAGAGGGCGCAGCGGCATCTCGTTCGATCACGAATGCAGCTACGGTTGATTTTACAATCAATGCCACGAAGACTGTCAAGGGTATTTTCCTTGTCAGCACAAATACCATTGATGGTACAACTGGCTTTTTGTGGGCGACGGCGGCGTTTGGTTCTACGGTGTCCGTTGTGGACAACGACGTGTTGAAGGTGACTTACACGGTCTCTGGTTGATTTCAAAATCAGGAGCGCCCATGATGGGCGCTCCTGATTCTTTGTTAGGAGGTATCAATGATTAAATTTTCTATAGATTTGCCGTTTGATGAGGCATCTTTTAAGGATGAGAAAACTATTTTTTATTCAGAGGGTGTGAAGCCGGTTGCTACTTACATTCGTAATCTTGATTGGGCAGTTTGGAGGGTCTATTTTGAAACACCATTTCCTGATACTAACTATCTTATATTTATAAGTATAACTAATTCTTTGGGAAACTATTTGTATGTCGATCCTGGAACAATTATGAAACACACCGATTATATTGAGTTTGCTAATTTGCTAGGCTCATCGGCTCTTCTTTTGAGTGTCTTCATCCCGTAAGGTGAATCATGGCATCAGAAAAATACAATAATCTTGCTGCTAGCACACTTAATGGTGCCATTGATAATGCCGTTACGTCTCTTGTCGTAACGAGTGCTAGCACTTTTCCTGCTTCTGGTGATTTTAGAATCGTTATTGATACTGAAATCATGCTCGTAACCGGGGTCTCAGGAACAACATTCACTGTTACCAGAGGCGCTGAAAGTACAACACCTGCTAGTCACAGTAACACTGCTTCAGTTACACACGTCGTGACCGCCGCTAGCATTGATCGTATCGTGCATCAAGGCGTATGTGGTCAAGATGTGATTGGTAGTCGTCCTTCTGCGGGGGATGCAGGAAGACTTTTTATTCCAACTAGTGGCCTGACGCTTCAACGAGATACGGGAACTGTTTGGACTCCACATGGGCCTCTACATACATTTACGCAAGGCTTTGCTGTAGCAGATTATACTGGTGTTAATACAACTGGTGGTAGTACGGCTGTAATTGCAGACCAAGGCGGTATTATACATATCAGTAAGCCTGGGCAAAATGGAATCAATGTTTCATACTGGGTAAAAACTGCTCCCAGTCCACCATACACTATAGAAGCTGCATTTAATGCTTTTTGGAGTAGAAGTTCACTTGTTCCGTGTTTTGGTCTTTGTTTTGCTAATTCTGGCGCAACCCCTATGGGCCCTAGTGCTCAACATACAAACACTACTCACATTCAGGTTGTAAATTACACCAGTAATACTGCACAGTCTTTCCATCTAAGTGTCCAAGAGTGCATAGCCCAACCTATTTGGTGGTTCAGAATTTCTGATGACGGGACTACGAACAAACGATATTGGGTCTCCATTGATGGAGTTAATTGGCATTTGTTATTTTCACACGGAAGAACTACGACCTACACACCTAATCAGGTTGGTTTCTTTCTTGATAGTCAGTCGGCGCCTACTTCTCAAGTAGATATGCATGTTAATCTGTTGTCTTGGAAACAAACGACGGATAGCGTGTAAGGGAGAGAGCTATGGCGTTCTCAGGACAGTTAGGTTCGGGCTCTCTTGGGGCATTTGAGTTAGGCATTTTGAATGCTAGTTTCAGTGGTGATGCTGCAAGCGTATTGGCGTTTGTTTCTTCAGCCACTGAAACTGTTGATTATTATAGGAGCGCAGACAGTGTATTAGAGTTTGTTTCTGCAGCGTCTTCTGGAAATGCAGGGTTTGGGGTTTTAGAGTTTGTCTCCTCAACGGAGGCATATGTTGAACATTTTGTTAGTGAAGAAAGTATCTTATCATTTGTCTCCAATTCTTCTGAAACTGTTGACCACTATCAAAGCGTCGAAGACATTCTAGCATTTGTACAGCAAGCATTCACAGTTCAGACTGCTAGTTCAATTCTTTCTTTTTCTTCAGTTGCTACTGGAAATGTTGATTGGGTACGGAGTGCATCTAGCACTCTTGTTCTCATCTCAACGGAGTCAGAGACAGGACCGAGACGGGTAAGTACAGCTAGCTTTCTTGATCTTAACTCAACCTCTTCTGGCCGTAATCCAACTATTTACGTCGATGCTCATAACTATATACCGTTCATCTCGGTGGTAGGACGGGCCCGTAATGTTTCTGCTTCTAGTGTTTTGGCTTTTGTCAGCACAGGAAAAAGAATAAATCCAGGAACGAGTGTTCTTAGTTTTGTCTCAACGGCAGTAGCGAGTCGAGGGCTAAAAAGCACCCTTGCATTTGTACAAACAGTAACAAGAAATGTAATCTATAGGCGCTCTACAGATTCTGAAATCAATTTCCTTGAAACTCTAGCTTACTTTGTCCTGTCTCCTGATCTTGAATGCACTTATAGTCTTTTTGTCGGTTCAACTACAGACCCCGATCCGATATCACCACCTAGCATCACTGTTCCAGTCTTAGGTGACGGTACTCTTACTCTGACTTATCCTTTCGTGACTCCCACCAATACTATTATATTAAGGAACCCTGATTTCGGGAATTCGGAGCGCTTGGAGTTCAATAGAGTTCAACGGGAAACTAGGGGTGGGACATTGGTTCTTTTTGCAGATAGGAAATGGCCAAAACAACAGGTCTTGTCTTTGGACATCTCCGCTTTGTCTGAAACACAAGCCCAAGACTTTTTAGATTTTATCGCGGAATCTTTGGGGAAAGAAATAGGTCTATTAGATTATGAAAATAGACAATGGAAAGGGATTATCGTTAATCCCGATGCTGCCCTCACTGATGGCGGTCTGGACTGCACCTACGCATCGAGTCTTCAATTTGAGGGAGCATTAGTATGACAACTGTAATCTTGCAACCAGACGAAACAGCAGGTATTGATACCTGGATCGCTAGTGCAACGCTGGCAGATTCAAATTTTGGAACTAATACGGCCTTAGAATTGGGTGTACAAACTATATCGGCACAGACGTCTTTTCTTCATTCTCTTATTCGGTTTGATCTAAGCGCTTATATAGGATTTACAATTGACGCCG